AGTGTGTAGAAAATTGTAATAATATTGTAGAGTTATATAAATTAATTGAAGAACCAACAGAATATATTACTTTAAAGTGTGTAGAAAATTGTAATAATATTGTAGAGTTATATAAATTAATTGTTAAACCAACCGATAATATTATAATAAAGTGTGTAAATAAATGCAACACAATTAATGGAAAGATTTATATTTTAATCTGTTATGATATCAGTGAAACTGTATATATAAATTATTACAACTTATTAAAATGTGATTATTTAATACATGTTAATGATCCAACAGAAGATTTTTTTATACAAATTGTTAAAAAAAGTTGGTATAATTTAAAATATATTGATGATAAATATAAAACTAAACGTGTATATAAAATTGCTAAAAAACAAAACAGACTTGCTTGGTTATACAAATAATATGATCTTTTTAAAAATATATAGTTATATATTTTATAAATTTTCAATAAACTTATCAAGTCTCTCATCTATTTCGTTGGTTGAATTTATAAAAATTATTTTTCTAACATTATCATATTCATCTGTATCTACATTTAAGTTATAATAAGTATAATTATATTTCTTTATAATAATACTTGTTATAATATGAATTAATTTACCAACTGAAATTTGTTTACTTTTGTTAAATAAAACATAGTAAAATGTATATCTAAAAAGATTTGATTTAATGTTAATCAAAATATCAGAAGTAAATAACTTATTACTTTGAAGTGTTACAATCATACTCATAATATGTGATGTAATTGGAACAAAGTTAATGAATTGTTTATTTTCTAAAATTAGTTTAATTTGATCATTTCTATATACTGAGATCCCAGTTAAAGATGAAAAATCTAGACGTGAGTCACCTATTAAATTTTCATAAATAACAAGAATATTCTTTCCAAAATCAAAATGTATGTTTTGATTATATCCAATTGTATCACCAGATATAAGAGTGTGTAGAAGAGATATTGTATTAATTAAAACATCAAATGATAATTTTGATTTTATAGATTGAAATATAAGACAATCAATATGTTTGAAATCAGGTAATAAATATGATTGATTATACATAAAAATATGAAAGGTAGAATACTCAGAAGCACTAATGATTTGTTTTTTATAGTGAAGTTCAAATTCATTTGAAGTATTGTAACTTCGTAATGTATTTGAGTTTATTTTGACAAGTGTATCACTTTGATCCAAATTTTTACTTTGATCCAAATTAAAATATTTATGATTTAAGCATTGATCTGCAAAAAATCGTTTATTTGTATCATGTTCTAACATATTTTTTAATAAATCTGTTAAATTAGGGTCTATATCATCTATTATTGTTTCATCAACAAGATATTCGTCTTTTTCGTGGAATATATGATCTACTATTAATGTTTTATCCTCGTTAAAAAGTGTTTCGAATTTATATAATTTACCATTGTAATAAATACATTTATCTTTATTATATATAAACTGCATCATGATATTTGCCAACGAAAAAATATCAACATTTAATGTTTTATTTTTATCTTCTGTAGTTGAATCAAGTGGTTTAATATGTGAAGTCATATAAGACTCACTAAATTTACCTTTAATTGGTGATATACCATAATATTCTGATACACCAAAATCTATTATTTTTATTTTTCCATTATGATCAACCATAATGTTGTCTGATTTAATATCATTATGAACAATACCTGCACCATTGATAACTAAAAGATTGGAAAGAATACATTTAAATATATCTTTAAACATCATGTATTTTTCTTCTTTATTCATAGGATCCATTAAGTTAAATATATCATACAACGTATAAACCAAATACTCTTGTACAATATACATATATTCTCTATGGAATATAATTCCATATATTTTAACTGCTGCATTTGGATTAATTTTATTAATATAACGTATTAAACCTAGTTCTTTAATAGAATCGGAACTAATAACTTGATTATTTACTGTATGAGATTCTTTAATAATCATATTTACACCACTTTCTTTATGAATTACATGAATAGCATTTCCAAAAGTTCCTTTTGGAGTTTTTGATTTATAGTTAACAGCTTTAAACTCGTTAATCTTAAAACATTTAAAATTGTCATTATATAAATCTGGTACCATTTTTGTTTTTAACAACAGTGTTTTTAGTGTAAACATATCGCATTTGCTATGTTCTAATGGTGTTTTTCCATAATTATCTTTCATCATTAAAAATACTGTATCATTTACTTTATTATAGTAATCAATTGCTAATTTTTCTTTTCCATAAAAACATAAATAAGTTAGTGATATTTGACGTTTTTTACTTATCTCTTTAAGACCAAACTCTTTCTCTATACAAAATTTACTAATCTTAAATGCTTTATATCGACATGCAATTATCAAAGACTTAACATCAAATTTAATAAATAATTCTTTAAATACATCAATATCATCAAGTATAATTACCATCAGTAAATTATTATCCATAGTTGTTAGTTCTAAAATATCATTACAGTAATACTTTGTTTTTAAAAATAAAGCAATAATTTCCATAGTTTCACAAGTTATATCTTTTTTTATACTATTGAAAATATAAAAGGCAGTTTCATTTTCTTCATTTTCAATAGATGTATCTATATCATCATACTCTAATAATACCTTTGTAACTTCCCAATTTAGTTTTCTAATTGCAATCATGAGTCCAGTTTCACCTTTATCATTTTGCTCATTTAAACTTTCCGGTTTTAATTCTAAGAACCATTTTATTTGTTTTGGTGTACTAATTTCACATATATATGTTAGATTATCAATAACTTTCATTATTTTAAAGTTTATTTGTTGTTATTTTTCATTATTTTGATTTATATGTTATTGAATAATTTATTATTTTTTTGTATTAAAATGAGTAAACTTGATATGGATATTGATGTATTTTTTAACTTATGCAAAACAGGTTCAGTTGATGATGTTAGAGATTATATAGATAAATATAGTGTTAAAGATATTCAAAATGAAGATGGTGATTCATGTATTATGTATTCAATATATGGATTAAACTGGTCTATTACAAAAATTTTAATAACAATGAAATTAAACCTAAGTTACGAAAATAATAATGGAGAAACTGCTTTTGATATATTTTACAATCTTGATATAGAATCAACAGAAGATGTTAACGATGTTAATATTTTATTATTAGATTATTTTACACCACACAAAAATGCAGTTAATATACCCGAAAAATTAAATACTGACTTAAATCTTATGAATAATTCATTATTAACAGTAATAGCAATTGATGATATTGAAACATTTAAAAAAATGTTTATTTTATTTCCATATAGTTCATTATTAGTAGCTTGTTATTATGAATCTTTAAAAATAATAAATTTCTGTATTGAATGTAATTTTGGTCTTAAAGAAAAAAATTCTCGTAGACAATCACCATTATTTTATTTATGTTATTCTGGTTTTGAAGAATTAGCAATTAAATATTCCAATAAAGTAAATGATTCATCATTTTTATTAGCAAAAGATTATTTTTCGTTTACATGTTTTGATTATATTATTGATGGTATGTCAAGTTTTAAATCATATCTATTAAAAATGAATAGTGTAACTTCTAATACTGTTGATAGCTTTAAATTTTATGATAAAGATGATTTTAAATTTATTAATTATAAATATATGGGTCCTAAAGGAAGTTATGCAGAAGTAAAACATGTTGTTCATAAAGAAAGTGGAAAAGATATGATAATTAAAGAAATTAATTATACAGGTCAATATATTAGTGGTGATACAATGATTGAGGTTTCATTAATCAATTATATAAATAAAATTAATCCTTATACAGCTGTTAAAATTTATGGAATGGTTGAAATTGATGAAATAATTAATATTGTTCAAGAATATTTACTATATACTTTAGCTGATATATTTGATTTATTAAAAACTATGAATAATGAAGATAAATATAATAATATGAAAGATATTATGAAAGATATCACAACAAATCTTTCTGTTATTAATGGAGCAGGAATTGTACATAATGATATTAAAGCTGAAAATATCATGATTGATTTTAACGGTAAAATGAAAATAATTGATTTTGGTATATCTAATTATTATGGTATATCACCACCAAATAATGTTTTTATGAATTCTGTTATGTCTGATCATATAAAACCACGCGATTCTACAATAAAAAATAATAAAACTTTAAATGCTGATATTTATTCAATAGCAAATGTTATGTTAAATTTTATATATGGTAGTAAATATGAAAAATTTATGTATATTGACAATGAAATTTTTATATATAAACATGATAATGATTATTATGGAAACCCAGTAAATTTTCAATTAGTAACCGAAGATAAATATATTATCGATTATGATGTAATTAATGATATTGATTTATCATTATTAGATTTATTAAAACATATGTTAGATGATAATACAAGTACTAGATATTATGCTGATGATTGTTTAAATCATAAGTATTTTAATGATAAAGTTAATGTTACAGTTAAAGTCAATGATGAAAATAGAGTTAAAGTTAGAGTTAATGTTAATAATAAAGTTAATGTTAATAATAAAGATAAAGTCATAAATTTAACAGAAATTAAATCAATAAATACAAGAATATATACCAAATCTAATGAATATGAACTTCATTATAGAAAACAAATTATTTATTCTACTAGAAATTTTATGTTACATGAAATAAATACAGATAAAGACATATATAAAGGTAAAAATAATGATAGATTAATACTTATTGGAAATCTTATTTTTCAAACACGTAAATATAAATTATCAATGGATACACTAATTAATACAATATCTCTTATAAATAATTTTAGTTGTGATGATATAATAGATGATGATATTGGTACACATTACTATTGTGGTAAAATAATACTTATGTTATACCAATATACATTAAATGGGGGTGGTTTACATGTTAAAACATTAATTGAAGATGAAACTAAACGGAATGAAATAATTAAAATTATCATACATAACAAGAAAATCTTTAATTTTGTACCAGTCACAACACATATTATGGATATGATCATCAAACTTCAAAGTGATAAATCATGGTCATTTGAAACCATTATGGAAGTAAAAAATGATTTAAACAGATATTTTTTATATTGGGTTACATTTAATGAAAATAACGAAATACCAATTGGTAGATTAGTATATATCTTTACAAATATCATAATAAATAAAAATAGTTATCCACCATTAAATATTAATTATTACGATATTACAAATGAAGAATATACAAGAGTTGAAAATGTATTTGATGGAATTGAAGATGGTTTATTTGATGATGATCTTGGACACTTACTTACTAATTTTCAATAAAATGAAAAATCCGATAACATTTTAAAGAAAATGTTATCAATCTTTTATTGTCATTCAGAACATCATGTATCAACAACTGATCACCCAGAAAGAGCAATTAGGGTTGATTTAGCAGTTAAATATCTTAAAAACAAATTAAATAGTTCACTATTTGTAGAAAATAATTTAAGCGATAGACAAAAATGCATTGATATGATGATTAATATTCATGGTGAATCAATTCTTGAAACGTTTGAAATGAATTCAGATGATGTATTTGTATGTCAATCTTGTAAAAAAGAACAATTTGGTGAAGATACATGTCAACATTGTGGTCATAAATATTTTACTTGGTATTTTGAACCTGATACATTTGTATCAAATACAACAAAAGATGATGTAATTAAGTGTATGTCAACAATTATGAATGCAATTGATACTATTAAATCTGGTTATAAGTACTCATACTTATTGACTCGCCCCCCTAATCACCACTGTTTTAATAAAGGTAATGGATTCTGTATAATAAATAATGTAATTGTAGGTGCTAGATATGCTCAATCACTTGGATATAAACGTGTTTACATTTTGGATTGGGACTATCATGCCGGTAATGGTACTGCAAAACTACTTAACGATGATACATTTTTATGTTCCATTCATGCGTTTGGACCATTCGTTTATCCTGGTACTGGTTCAATTGAAGAAAATACTTCAAATTGTATGAATATACCACTACCAATTAAAATTCATAGTGAAAAAAGTATGAGACAGTATGATGATGAATTTTATATGAAGTTAATAGATTTTTGTGTTATGCCATCTATCATTGATTTTAAGACTGATCTGATAATTATCTCAAATGGTTTTGATGCTCATAAGGATGATCCAGTTGGTGGATTAGGACTTACTAACAAGTTTTTCAGTGATGCAACTAAATCACTTAAACAAATGGATATTCCAATGGTTTATGTGCTTGAGGGAGGATATAACCCTGAGGTTATAAGAAATGCATCTAGTGATATTATAGATGAATTATTGAGATAATTTACAAAAACGAAATACTTTAAAATAATTTTGTTAAAAATGATATCTGGAAATATTGAACACTCTAAAATTGTCAAAATTGCTGAAAGTTTAGCTTTACCTATAGAAAAGCTTGCACCATACTCAACTGAACCACTTAGTTGTATTAAAAATGTTAATTAAAATGGAAAAAATATATAATTATATATTTTAAAAAGATGTCTAAAATTATTAAGATTTACCATGATGATATATTTACATTTTTGTTTGATTATTGTACATTTGAAAAGATTATTGAAACTGATGATATAATAGAACTTAAATACTATTCATGTAAAATTAAACATGATATAAAAGATAATAAATGTATAATGAAATCTGGGATGTACATAGATCATGTTAATATAAAAATTTATAATGATAGAGAATCAATTGATTTTGATTTTATTGTAAATAAAAACTTTTCAAACTGTAAATTAAAATTGTCACATAATGATATTGATTGTATAACTAAAAGTCAATATAAAATACATAAAGAATTAAGAAAATTTTATTATTTTACTGGATTAAATTATTATGTAAATTAACTGATATGTAAAATTTTGATGATAAAAAATTGATAAAAAACATCGTTATTTTATCAAAATATGTATTCTGAGAAGTTTCTTAATGCTTGTAAGTTAAATAATATTGAATATGTTTCAAATCATTATAAAAATCAAGGTGGTAAAAATTTCATTGATATAGCTGTTAAATATGAAGCGTTTGATGTTTTTAAGTTTCTTTTGTCAAAAAAATTTAGTGTTGAACATAATTTGATTAGTCTTACAATTAAATATGGTCTTATTGATTTTTTTATTCACTTATATAATCTTGGATTTAAATCAAGTAAGTGTTTATTAAAGCAAGCATGTGATAATAATTGTGTTAAAATATTCGAATTTCTACTAGATAATGGTTATGATGATAAAAATATTCTACATTATGCGTGTGTAAACAATAGATCAAATATAGTTAGAGTTTTATTTAGACATGGATATACACATGGTAATCTTTTAAGCGAAGCGTGTATAAATCATAATTCATCAATTATAGAGTTGTTAAATAATATTAACTATGAGAACAAAAATGTAATTTTAATTGACACGACAATGATTTTAAGTTCATTATATTTTAGTAAATTAATAAAAAATAAAACATATAAACTTATATCACCATCAGATTTCGATCCGCGTTCTGATAACACAAATAATATTATGGATATTTCTGATTTTTCTGATGATTTAAATTTCATGGAATATTTCATTGAGAATAAATTTATAAATGTATCTAATGTTGTTGACAATGTATGTAAAAATGGAAACGTCGAAATACTAAAATATTTGGTATCGGTTAATAAAAATGAATTAGAACATTCTCTACGTTTATTGTGTAAATATAACAATATAGATGCAGTTAAATATGTGATATCACATAAAATAGTTAAAAAATGTGATTGTGAATTATTAATTGAACAATCTGATGAAAATCATACAGAAATAGTTATTTATTTATTTGAAAATATGATAGATTATATTGGTGATAAAATATTTGATAATGCATGTAAAAATGGTAACATTACACTTGTTAAATACTTTTATAAATATAGAAGAAACTGTAACATTGAGAAATCTATTATTTTTAAGAATGATTATTTTGAGATATTCAAGTTTCTATATAATGAAACAAACTTTTTTGGTAGAATATCTAAAACAACTTTAAAAAAATATTCTATTGATAATTGTTCACATAGTAGTAAAATATATCAATATTTAAATACTTTAGGATTTTTCCATAAGATATTCAGATAACAAAAAATGAATTAAATGTATAATTATACATTTAAAATATGTATAAGAACGAGATTCGTGACATGTTACTATTACCATACAATGAAATTCAGGATTTATTATGTGATATAGAACAGGAACGACTTTATAGAAAGAATACAATTCCTGAATTAGAATATATTATAGTTGATGATTTACAAGAAAAAATGTATGTAATTATGGTTAAAATAATTTCAAGTGAATTTGTAATAGAAGAGGAAGTTATTGATTTTTATAATGCATTTTTTATCAGTGTGAATATAGAAGGAACTGTAAATAATTACTTATTAGAAAATGGATATTCATCAGAAGTAGAATTTTTGAACGTTAAAAATGATGAATATAAAGATGGATTCCAAAGAAAGTTTTTATATGAACACAAAAATTATAATTCTAATTCTCAACAAATTATTGATTGGTTCAAAAAGATATTATTGTTACAAGATATAACCGATTCATTTTCTGGTGAAAAAATTAAAGAAGAAGATTCGGTTAGAATTGGTGAATATACATTATCATTTAAAAATGCGATCGATGTTTTATTATACAAAATATCTGTATATAAATTTACTGATGTTGAAACTGAGAAAATTCTTGATGATATAAAACAAAAGACTGATATTCGAATAACCATAAAACTAATAAAAAACTTTAGATATATAATATTAAATAATGTTGATGAAAAATTTTTAAATATTTATGAATGCGCTTCATCAATTACTTTTGATGATAGAAATGATAATATTACATGTGAAGAATATGATTTATTTAAAGAAATTGTTAAAATTTGTCGTGATAGAATATTAAATTTATCACATTAAAAAATGAATAATTATTCATTTAAATACATAAAAATGTCTTCTAGAGTTTTTGTTGTTTCTTCTAATAATGGTGTTGAGTCTGCATTTTCAGCGTTTGTGAGATTTTTTATTCCTAATACTATAGTTAAGTGTTCATCTGTTAAGAAGTTAAGAGAAATTAATTCGCTTGATTTTGAAAAATCTGATGATGATATTGTCGTATGTCTTGGTGATTTTTGGTCTGATGAATATAAGGCTTCATTATCTAAAAGTCATATTTTTTATAGCATTGATTATCCATTCACAAAGTTTATTGATTCAGAATTATTTAAGTCTGAACATGTAAATGATCATGGTTTAGAAACAAATGAAAAACTTATTAGTATGCTTGATGATAGAATTGGAAATAAAAAAACACTTGAAACTCAAAGTTTGTTGACTGGTATTAAGAATGTATTTAATGATACTTATACAGAGCCTGAAGAAAAGTATTATAAGTTATTCGCAGGTGAAATAAGACTTAGTGAAGTTATTTCAATTGGTGAAAAAATCATGTCAAATGATCTTATGACATGTAAGGATAGATGTATATATCAATCTAGATGTGGTACATTTAAGGATGGTACAAGATATTCAACGGCTGAAGGACCTGAACTTGTAAATTTGACACATGATGCTTTGATTTCTAAATACCCTGATAGTCAAGTTACAATTGTAACAAAGCTTATTATAAATGATAATGAAGATAGACTTCATCACTCTATGAGATCGTATGATGAGAATATTAATGTTAAAACTATCCTTCAAGCTAAGTTAGGTAAGGATAAGGATGGAAATGAAATTGCTGGTGGTACATCAACTTCAGCTGCTGGAAGTCAGGTTATCGATTTAAAGATTGATTACTAAATGTACAATTGTACATTTATTATTTGATATGTTCAACAGCATTAATATTGTTATCACATGCAATTTTAACACGTTCTTTTGTTTGCTCTTCTTCAGTTAAAAATTTAAGTGTACAACCATCATTTTCTAATGCAGTTTTAATCATAATATCTGATTTATCTTCAAACATTTCTATAAGACATGGTCTTGCTTTTAAAATAGCTAATAATCTATCACCTTTATAATATTTGATGTATTTTAATCTATTTCTTTTAGGTACATTAAATTCTGATAAAAATAAAATTTTTAATAGTTTACTTGTTATTAAATCAAGTGATATTCTAGATAAATATAGCGCAAATTCATGTTGTTCACCAATATATTCTGACCAATTTTTTAAATTATCAGGTAAGTATTCTTTTTTAACAGTTTTAAGTCTATTTAATACTCTTTCAGTTTGCTCTAAATATTTACAATATTTCTGTTTATTTCTACAAAATAAATAATCTATCATTTTTTTAGTTTGATATTCATGTGGTATACATTCAATTGTTTTAAAATTATATTTAAATATTCTATCATAATCAGATTGTATCAATAAATGTTTAGTATTTTTCATAAACGTATCATATTCATATGTAAAATCATCATAATTATCAATTAATTCTCGTGTCATTAAATTTGATGGTAAATGAGAAATATCTCCTTTGTTAATAAAATAATCTGTAATTTTGCACCATATTTCATTATCTTCATATAAATCCCAATTTATTAAATTTGAAAATATACATTTATAAGATTTTTTGTTTTTAATGGTGTATAAAATAAGTTCATCGGTTTGATCAACATATTTTAAATTTTCTGGTGATTCAATTAATGCATGTTTTATAATGTTATCGTTTGGTAGTAATATTTTACTAAATATTTTATAATCATCAGATATAAGTTCTTTAAGATCACACTCATCAAATAAAAAAGAATAAAATGAACATAATTTATAATATTTGCCCATTTCTGTTAATTTTACTATGATTTTTTTATATGTATCATTGTCAAATTTATGATGAATATTAAAATGTCTACTTTCAATATATCTATCTATAACTTTATCTGATGGATTTTGAATGAATGGAAAAACATTATATCTATTAACATCATGTAGTGCTAATTCTTCAGACTCCCTTTCCCAATCTTCATTTGACATTTTTGTAAATTTACCATCTCTTGAATTAAAATAATCTCGTCGTGCCTCATTTGAATCTATTAATTCTTCATAACCAGGTAATATTAAATTTTTCTCTTCATATTTTTTAGACATTTTTTAATTGATTTTATATCATAAATTTTTCACTAAAAATGGAAAGTTCAACATATATTTATTTAACAAACGATGAAGATGTATTACTAGATTTAAACTATAGATATAAAATTAAGAAACCAACATTTAAACAATTAAAAAAGAGTGGTAAAAATATAACAGAATTTACTAATTTAATTAAATTTTCAAATGATTTAGAATTTGATCATATAATACTAATTAAAATTGTATCAAAAATATTATCAACAAATTATAAATTCGATAAAGATACAAAAAACTATTATTTAAGTGGACATTATGAAAATATAGAAATAATGAATGTAATATGTTCATTCATCAGAAAATATTTGTTATGTAAATCATGTGATTTACCAGAAGTATGTATTAAATCAAGTAGTAAAGGAATAAAACAAAAATGTAAAGCGTGTGGAAATAAAAATGTATTGTTATATGATGATTCTACCTTTGAAATTTTATATAAATTCATCTAAAAATATTTTCTTCGCTATTTTGAAGAAATTTTTTACTCTGACGGTCGAATTCCCTAGATTTCTCAGAATAAACTACTAAAAACAATAGAAATTTCTATTGTTCATATCATCTAAATTTTATTTTTTATACCTCTTGAAATAATTTTAATAATAAAAATAAATATAGAATATAC